TGATTGAAAATCAGTTGATCCCTGTACTGTTAGTCCACTTCCTGATTCCTGGACTATTCCTTTACTATCTGATATCGTAACCTTTGGCATTTTAAAAACTCCTTAATGTTTTGTCCGCATGATTCCAATCCGCCGGCGGGGTCGGTGGTTATTAGGATTGGGCCTACCATTAAATAGGCAGTAAAAGCGATGTTTTCATCTTTTAAATAAAAAAAAGAGGGCCGCCCGAAGACGACCCTCTTAATATTTTGGCTATGAACCTTATCTATCTTAGATAACGCCCATATCAAGAACTGTAACTGTTCCGTAGAAGTCAGCGCGAACCATCTTCTTACCGTATCGAGTCATCACGCCCTTGCGAGGAGTGAAATCTTCCGGTGCGAAGATAGTAGGAGTGACAATTAGCGGCACATAAGGTGCGTATACGTAACCAGTTTCAAGATAGCTTCCGCCCTTATAGCCGACTAGAACCTTATTTCTTGGGAAATATGGATCTTTGTAGACCGTAAAGCGGTTACTAAGAGAACCGATTGGCATTGCGCCGAGCGAGAATGGACTTCCTGCCTGTCCCTGACCATCAATGCTGATGTTTGGCTTGTAAAGAACCGAAGCTTCAAAGATTGTTGCGACCTCAGGGGATACAACGATGAAGTTTGCAGAACCTCTAAGGGTCTTGCGGTGGATCTCGTTAGCGACATCAATAATAGTCTCAACAAGTGTTTCGTACCATTCACGAACTGTACCAGTGAAGCGAGGACCAGCAGCTAGAGAGTCAGCAAGCTTGACCTCTGTTCCTGATGCCTTCTTAACGAACTTACCTGGCATACGTGACCAGTAGTAGTTAGCTCCTCGAGCCTGAGTAAGAAGATCGTTAAGGATCTCTCTATCGATCTCAAGTGCAATCTGCTCGGAAAGAATCTGTGTAAGCTCTACCTCAGCGTCAAGGCTGTGATAAGCATTAAGATCCTGAGCAAGCTCTGGTGACCAGCGTGCACGTAACTTACGTGTCTGTGCTGTTACCGCGATTGACTCAATCTTGATATCAATTTCAGGAATTACCGGAGAAGGTGTGCTTGAGAAGTCTGACTCAAAGGTCGGAATTGTCAATACGTCACCTGCAGAGCTGTCAACACTAAGTGTTGCGCCAACTGCATAAGAACCGGTAAGGTTGGAATCAGTTCCTGCTGTGCCTCTAACAGTACCAGAAACAACTAGAAGGAGCGCAGCATTTGCTGTTGTTCTTGTTGCAAGCGGATTAGAACTAAATCCACCGTTTGCAGTATAGGTTCCAAGCTGGTTAAGACGTCTGATGTTCAGAATATTCTTACCTCCCTGGATGCTTCTAGCATTTTCAGTTGCACCATTTGATCCGATAACTCCGAGACCAGATGCCGCGCTGACCTGAGCTAGGTTGTTTCCGTCAGTGTAAAGACCAAAGTCCTTGATCTGAGTGAAGTCCATATCAGCAGGAAGTGCTGTTGCATCGATAACAAGAAACTGGAATCGACCAAGCTTGGAAGCCTGACCAGCTGCTGTAAGGTTGTCCTCGATAAGCCCAAGAACTTGTGGGTCATACTGAAGATACTTCGCATCAGAACCAGTAGCTGCACAAATTGCTCCGTTGGTAAGAAGTCCAGTTGTTCCCTGTACAGCACCCTGAGCGAGTGTCGTAAGAGTCGAGGTCTTGTGAACCTTGGAGTATGTTGAACCGACAAGATCATACTGACCGCCGATAGCAAGAGATCCAGATCTTACGCCCTTACCAGTAGGTAGGTTGTAAATCGATGATCCTCTCTCATACTGCTCTGCTGCTGCATCGCCTTCATTACCGGTCGTAAGGCTTGCGTCACCGCCGACATTACTACCGTATGTGTAATCGAGATAGAAGAGCAGTCCGGAAGGAAGGCTCATAGGTTGAATGGATACGAGCTCGTTAGAAACGAGTCCTCCGAATACGCGCCGAACAATCGGGAAAGCGATGTTTGTGAAACCGCGGATGTCTCCAGAAGAGGTACCAGCAGCTGCGCCGGTTCCAAGAGAGTTTTGCTCTCTAAGAAGCTGTGCAGCCTGGTTCTCAAGAAGACGAGACATTGTCTCACGTCCGTGATCAGCAAGACCTCTTAAAAGTCCTGTTCTGGTCCACTTCTCTGTGAGACGACGTCCTTCGGCACCAACATTGCGATCGCGAATTCCTTCGGTCAGCTGATTTAGTGTGAATGACTTAGACATGTTGTTTTCTCCTTAATAATAAATACATGTGTTTTGTTTACTTTGATTCGTGAATTCCTGCAAGTGTTGCCCAGCGATCAAATTCAGCTACAGTCGACTTGGCAGATCCTCTGCTAGTTGACCTTGAAGATGATCCAAGAACTCTACTTGTAGATTCATTAAGCTTTCCTTTGCCCTTGTTAAAGGACTCAGTCAAACTTCTAAAAAGCAATTTTACCTCTCTAAGACTTTTTGCATTGTCAATTGATTCTACGACTGTTCGACGCTGCGATGCCGTAAACTCCTTGCTTTGCAATAGCTTATTAACGTAAAGAAGCTTTGCATTAAACAGATTAAGATCTGTTAACTGCTCACGAAGTGTTTCAACTGCACTCCTGTATTCATTGAGCCTGCCTTTAAGAGCTCGATTTTTTCGTCTCTCATTTTTTACGGCCTCAGAAAGCTTATTAAGTGTTACCTTAAGTGGATCTCCACTTTCCTTTCCTCCGCCGAATGCACCTTTGACGCCAGCCTTGCTGTTTCCAGATCCGCCGTATGCGCCCTTGACACCTGTCTTGCCAGATCCGGATCCTCCCCAGCTGGCCTCTTTGGCATCTTTAATTCCTTTTGTTTTTGTGAGCTCTTTTGCTTCTCGAATATTTCTTCTAAGTCGCTTAAGCTCTGATCGTAAAACATTTTCATCAATTTCGATAATTTCAGAGAGATCTTCATCTTCTCCTACATCCATGTCCATACTAATTTCCTCTCCTCCCTCAGGAGCATCGAGTTCAGCATCGCCAAATTCGACTTCTTCTTCATCGACGACTACTTCTTCATCGTCTCCAGAAGCAAGGGTAACTGATGCTCTTGATAATGCATCTCTAAGAGAATCCATTGCATCATCTTCGAGTTCAAGATCACCTAAATCAATTTGCATCATCTCTTCATTTAGCAAAGAATCAAGGCCTAAAGATCTCAAAGCCTCTTCTAGATCCTTATCTTCATCATCGTCTGCCTCATTAACGTAATCTTCATCGCCTGCAGCAGATCCACGTTTTTTGCCTCCTGGGGCGTCATGCTTGTCACCCTTTTTTCCGCCACGTTCTTCAAGCTCAATGTTATCAAGCTCTGTCATAGCTGCGTTCGCGTCGGTCTCTCTTAAAAGCCCTGCTAGCTCAGAAAGATCAACCTCATAAAGAATTTCATCATTTTTAGACATCCTAGAAGTCTCCTGTTGTTCGTTTATATCATTATTTATATCAGATCCTTGCAAAAAGACCTGTCTTTCATTAAGTTTATTTACAACTTGTTGTAATTTTTCCTGTTGATTGCCATCTAAAGACCCTACTGAATCTCGTATTGCATCTTTTATTGCGTCTCTACCGCCTTCAGAGTAAACCTTTGATTTTTTTGCAAGATCGCTTGTTCCGAATAGCTCTAGCAAATTTTCAAGAGCACTTTCATCTAAAATAACTTCTTCTGATTTTGAGCTACTAGACTCTGATATCACGCTATTTAAAACATCAGTGTTTTCACCTGCATTAGAAGTATTTTCTTCTGAAGCAAGTAATTGCTCTTCAATAAAACTTCTTATTCTAGGTGTTACTGCTTCGATTATAGCATTTTTTGCATTTTGCTCTGCTGTTTCTTTTAATAGCTTTGCTTCTGCAATTGCTTCATCATATAGGCTTTTTGACATAATATTCCTCTTCTTTACTTAATTATTCCGCAGAAAGTAGTTTTTCACTGTGTTTATCAAGATCGTCAATTCTATTGAATAATTTCATTAACTTTATTTTTTGCTTTACAAGTGCTCTTTCTGAAGAATCCATTCCGATTATATCCATAAAATTTCCAACAAAGAAGTCTTCATCATCATTTCCTGACGGCATTGGAGCTCTTGACGTTCCGTATTGTGTTCCTGTTCTTCTATAGTTTCCAGTTGTCCGAAACGCTTGGCCAGAGCCTCCAGTACCTAAAGGAGCTCCGTCAAAACCTTTTGGATACAAAGTCCTATTTGTAAATGGTGCAATTCCGCCTGTTACTTTTGGAAGAGGCGTTTGCTCTGTTAGTGCTAGTGCTGCAATTGCTGTGCTATTTCCGCTTTGGCCCAAAGATGATCTATCTGCCCTTGGCCAAAATGCAGGATCGGGTTTGACATATTTCTTATTTATTTTTCTTACGAGCTTATTAATCAAGTCCTCATCATCAAACCCAAAGTCATCTTCTATTCCCGTATCATCTACAGGCTCAGTATATATTCCAGTTTCTGAAGAGCCCATTGCTCTTTCTGACCCTACACCGGATCCGAAGCTTGGTATTTTTTGAGCCTTAGCATATCCCCTTCCTACTCTGAGATCGCTATTTGCTGCTGATGAATTATAGTATAGTTGTGACATTAAGCCTGGCCGTCTGATCCTGCGTATGATTCTCCTGATATATAGCTTCCAAGTGTTTGCTTTTCTATTTCTGTGCTTGTAGTAGACGGAGATTGCGTTCCGCCTAAGCCAGAACCGTATTCTGGTGCACTATTAGTAATTTCACCTTGGAACTCTGGCTGATCTGATGCCGAAGTGCTTCCTGGACCAGGAGAGCTAGGGTTAGGAACAAATGCTGTGGCTGGTTTTCCTCCGCCACCAGTTTCAACATCATCAAAATCGGGCGCGCCATTTTGTGCATAGTCTCTATTAAAGGTATTAAACCCTAGACCATTTGCAACATTTCCATCGAGTGCTTCAGCTTGATACGTTTCCTTTCTTTCATCATCTGTAATATCACCATTTAGTATTGGTGAGCCTGGATATATTGATTGAAGGTTTGATTGACTTCTTGCTCCGTATGGTTTATCAGTAGGCGCTGCTGGCTCTACTATTGTTTGAGGTTGTTCTGCCATGATGATATCTCCTAGTTGACTTTACAAATATAAGTATACTGAAATACGAATTTAGAAATCTAAATTATGTCGAAGTTCCGTAAGTTGCTGGATTTAGCGGATTTTCAGAAGCAATATGTTTTGACGTGTAATCAGGGTTTGATGTTGTTCCATCATTTCCTTCTCCTGACCCATAGCCTGGATCTGCATTGTCAAACTCATATACTTGTCCTCCGCCGCCGAGATCTGCAGGCTTTGGAATTGGCCAAATCAAATCGGCGCCGAGAGGACCGCCGCCGACAACCTTTGCTGCAGCAATAGTCTCTTTAGCAAGTTTACCATCAGTTGTCGTTAGATATGGAACATCAGAAATATTTGGAGCATCTGCATAGTCTGCATCAAAATTACTAATACCATACCCAAACGGTCTAACGCCATCTAAGACTTTTTGCTCATAAAAAAGTTTTGACTCATCATCAAATCCTGCGCCGCCAGAGATGCCTCCTGGGCTAGGGGTGTATAGAGGAGAGTTTGGAAAGCATGATTTTAAAGTATGACTATCTCTTCCAACAGCACCTGATCCTCCGCTAGCTGATTCTCCAGCTGCAGGAATGTTATTGACCATGTTTTGGCGCTGTGAAGGCATATTTTAAATATCCTTGATCATTTTTTTCTTTATTGCTTTTCTAACTCTTGCAATATTTCTTGCATCTCTCATAAGCTTTGCTTCTTTAATGCCTAGTTTTTTAATAAAATCTATCTGATTAACAAGGTTATCTCCGCCCGACCACGCGTTATCAACTGTATCTGATCCGAGAAGACCTTCTTTTCTCATTTTCTTTTTTTCTTCATTTATAAGCTGCTTTAGCCTTTTTGCTGTAAGCTTTCTACTAGTTTTAGACATTTAATCCTCCAAAAGATGTTTATACATATTCAAGAGACACGATAATACTTGGGATTTTTTTATCTAATCGTCAAATGCTAAAGCTGCCCAATTTTGTGAAGCTTCGGAAAATAGATCTTCTGGATTTGATGATGCAACAGCTCTTGCTGCAGAGTCTCCTTGGATTCCAGGTTGCATACCGCCGC